CAAACCTTAGTTGAAAATTGTTGCGATCCAGAATTAAATTATCTGGAATGGCACCCAGATTTAAAAAAAAATCTAGATGAGCAATTAAGAATCTATAATAATAAATTAAATGAACAAAGTATTCAATCATACACCAATAATAGTACCGAAGCTAGTAAGAGTTGATAAGCCAGGTCTAAGATACTACGAGAACCCAGTTTCTAAAAAGCCATTCACATCAATCACAACTATTATATCACATAATAGTAAAGACAAATTCGTTGATTGGCGAAAGGAAAAGGGAGTAAAAGAAGCCAATAGAATAACCGGACGTTCTACCAAACGTGGAACCAAAATGCACACTCTCATTGAGAGTTATGTTGGAAACGAAGAACGACCGACAGTTGAAGCCTTATTCAACGATAAAGATGATAATAAGATTGAGAATCTTTTAAATCCATATAATCGAATCTTAGCTGCTAATAATAAGATTGTTATTGAGATTATGAAGGATAGAGAGTTCCCAGTAATTGTTAATCTTGGTTGCAACTCCAAAAATACTTACACAATTCTCACACTCATCAGCAATCAATTTGAAGAATTCACAACTGCTGATGGTACAGCACTTACTGATTACAATAAGACAATTTTTATTAATTGTTCTTATCAAGAATTTGTGGATTTCTGTCTCAACCAGTTAGAGGATAGTCGGTTATATGAGGAAACTGTTGAAACTTATAAACAACTCCCTTATAAACTTTTTAATAATCTAAGACCACATCTAGACGGCATTGATAATATTCTTGGAATTGAGATTTCTCTATTCAGTGAATTTCTATCCATTGCTGGCACCTCAGATTGTATTGCAAATTATAATGGTAAGCTAAGCATTATTGATTATAAGTCTTCAGATTACATTAAAAAGAAAGAGTGGATTACTGATTATTTCGTACAGGCCATTGCTTATCGTTATATGTTAAAAGAATTGACCGGCCTTGATGCAGAACAACTCGTTGTCTTTATGGCAGCAGAAAATGATGAAACTAAGGTTTTTATTGAAACCGACTTTGAGCCTTATTCTAGAAAACTAATGCAATACATTAATAAGTTTACCAATGACAAAAGCAAAGAAATTAATTGAATTAGAATTAGAAGAAGAGTTTAACAAGAAATTCATTTCACCAGAACAGTTCGCAGAATCTATTGAGATTTACTTTAGAGATAATGGTTATGAAAATTATCTTTCTGCCATTGCTGATTATTGTGAAGATAATTCAATTGAAATTGAGACTGTTCCTAAATTGATTTCAAAACAATTCAAGAAAAAGATTGAACATCAAGTTACAAAACTGAACTATCTAAAGACAAAACCTTTACCCGAATTGCAACTTTGAAAATCGCACCATATGAATGTTATACACTATATCTTGCAATTAAACAACACTTCTCCAATGAGAAGTACGACTTCTTTCAATACAATGGAAAAGTAAGATCCTCTATAAAAACTTACAACAAAAGAAATGACCGATACTTTTTTGAAAAACTTAGTAGAAAGTATAATAAACAAGAACTGATTGAATACTTTGTTGCTTCATTTACAGATAATCCTTCTATCTGGATTGGTGATCTAAAACAAAAAGCCGATGATAATTATGCCCAATGGAAAGCAAGAATTGAATCTCTTTCTTACAAATTCCAAGAGGAACTAAAGCAGTTGACTCAAAATCAACATCTTTATGAATGTATTCAATCTGAGAATAATAAACATTCCCCCATCATAAGATCCTACATCAGGGGCGATTTGTCACTTGAAACTCTCTTTATTATGAATGACATACTTAACTTTATAAAAGAAAGTGAATATGATCCTGTGATTAAAGAGATCAACCTAAAGATAAAAAAGTATAAGCCATTCTTTGAATATAATAAGACTCATTTTGTAGAATTAATAAAAAAAATTTATGTCGAATGAAGATGCAATAGTCCGTTATCAACAGTTATTTGATGAGTTATATGAACTGTGTAAAGAGCAAGGATGGGGAGATCCATTCTCTTATGCTCGTTCTCGTGAAATACATCTGGCGTGTGTTCTAGGACATAGAATTGCCGACACATTCTCGGGGGCAGATGCTTTTAGTGATGAAGGTGAATTGGAATACAAATCAACCACCGCCAAATCAATCAATGGCTCTTATAATGGGATCAGTGTTCAAAATACCTGGGAAGAACAAGAATATTATTTGGCCAATGAAAAGATTGGTAAATATGCCAATCATTACATTGCTCGTTATGATGAAAGTAAAATTGCTGAAATCTGGAAACTTAGTTCAAATGATGTTCTTAAGATTCTTACTCCTAAACTAAAGAAAGATTGGGATAGAAAACAACAAAAGCAATATAAAGATCCAAGATTATCGGCCACTCTTTCATCAACAGAAATAAAACAATACGGAGAGGAAGTGAGTGGCAATAGACAGTAAGGCAGTCTTATATTCTAACGGTAATAATGATGAATGTCTTACCCCCTCTTATGGGGTTGAACCAATTCTAAAATACATACCAAAGGATTCAATTGTATGGTGTCCCTTTGATACCGCAGAAAGTGAGTTTGTTATACAAATAAGTGAACAAAATCCTGTTATTTATACTCACATCACATTAGGACAAGACTTTCTTCTCTTTAATCCAGACTTTGATTGGGATGTAATTGTTTCTAATCCACCGTTTACCAATAAACGAAAGTTCTTTGAAAGAGCCTTATCGTTTAATAAGCCATTCGCCTTAATTATGTCAAATACTTGGCTAAACGATAGTGCCCCAAAACAATTGTTCAAAAAAAAGGATCTTCAACTCTTAATGTTTGATAAGAGAATGAAATTCAATAGTCCTGATGGAAGACCAAACGATAAGATCACTTTCTCTAGCAGTTATTATTGTTGGAACTTTCTACCTAAACAAATTATTATGGAGGAACTTGACGTTCCTCGAAAACGAAACTAAATAATGACGGGTTGGTAAACCCTTAAAGCTTCCAACGCTCTATCTTTAACTTAATCAAAAATGTATTCATCTTTTAAACAACTCAAAAAGGCCGCATCTATGGGCGACCTAACCAAAAAGCTCGTAGAAGAAGCCGAAAAAATGTCAGGCGCATCATCCTCCCGTGATGAGCGAATCTTTACTGTAGAACGCGACAAAAAAACCGGCAACGGATTTGCTATTGTACGTTTTCTACCACCTCCTCCAAATGAGCCATCTTCCTTTGTAAAGCTAGTCAATCACAACTTTAATTACAACGGTAAGTATCTCAACGAAAATTGCCCTAAGCATACCCCAGGTCGAACCAAACGTGATTGCCCGATTTGTGATTCTAACCGTGAACTTTGGGCTACTGAAATCAAGGATAATCAGGACATTGCTTCTCTTCGCAAGCTAAAGACTTCGTATTATATGAATGTCTACATTGTGAAGAACCCGGCTAATCCTGAACTAGAAGGACAAGTAATGCTTTATCGTTGTGGTGTTAAAATCTTTGAGAAGATTGAAAACGCTCGCAAGCCAAAGTATGAAGGCGATAGTAATATCATTGAGCCATTTGATCTTTTTGATGACGGTGCCAACTTCCGCATTGTTGTTAAAGAAATCAAAGACTCTAAGAATGGTCGGACCTATCCTGATTATGCTGAAAGTTCATTTGAACAGAAAGGTCCCCTACTTGGCGGCGATGACGATCAACTAGAGGCAATCTGGAATAAGTGTCATTCACTGCAAGAGATTATTGCTGATGATAAGTTCCACGTATATGAGGATATTCAAAAGAATCTGACTCGTGTAATGGGTGCTGCTCCTCGTCCTAATTCTATTCAGACTCAAGAAAAAGAACTAGACAATCTAGCAGATGAAATCAGTGATGCTGATGTTATGACTGAACTTGCTAATCATTATAAGAAGAAGACTTCTCCTAAGTCAATCTCTACTGTTGAAGATGCAGTCTCTGCATTTCAAGAACTAGCAGATGACGAAGACATTCCTTTCTAAGAATAAAGTCTTATATTATCCCCTTTCTTAAGGGTACGGCTCTCATATTGAGAGCTTTTTTTATACTTCATAATAGTATTAATATCATCTAAAAGAATACCAAGGTATTCTGGTTTTAACAAATAAATGTTACGCTTCTTATCCTCCTCATTCATTTCATAATCATAATTGGTAACCCCATCAATAAATTCATTTCTTGGGATCTGAACAGTATAACCCAATCCCCGATCGAAGAACTCATAATAATATTCATTACCCTCTTTAATAAAGTTACCACTGGTATCCCAGGTATTTCCTACTCTGATTCCACTTTTTAAAACAACATTTTCTAGAGAATCCTTAATTTCATTGGTTTGATAATGATGAATACCAGAGTAAAGTGTATTATATGAACCATACTTTTCTAACATTACTTTATCAAAGACATAAGACGGTAAAGGCCATTCTGTTTGAACATTGATAACGTTATTTGAAAGGAATACAATCCAATCAAGTGTAGGATCATTATAAAATTCCTGAGCAACTTGATCGGGTCTTTCATCACCTTCAATTGAATAGTTCTCAAAGAAAGCGAGATTAGTAAAAATATCTGGTGCTACTTGCCCCCGACGAAAAAAGTTTTTGACGGTAATATAATCAGAAATCTTTGCCTCTGGTAAAAGGCTGATGTAATTAAAGTTTGAAACGTAAGAAAAGTAGTGTGCCATTAGAAACCGATTGAGTGGTCGTCCTCGTAATCTTTAGAATAAAGAGGAATGAGTTCTTGAAATGTTAGATTGACATTATATGAAATCATAGTACCATCGTGATACGTCATATAAGAATTATTTGGGGTGTAATCCGTATAGCAATTCTGTAATGCACACATTTTGATTTTGTTAATGCCAGGATGATCCCCTCCTTTTGAACCATAATGGTATCTTATTTTGAATATTCTTGGTGTTTTAAGAAATAATTCTGAATTAAAAATTAACTGTGGGGCCATCCCTTGCTTGAAGAATTTTATGATTGATTTAACAGTATCTCCCTCAGTGTTATCTCTTGGTGATAATCTAAAGTTAAATGTAAAGGGTCTTAAGGATGGCTTTTCAAATAATAACTCTATATTAGGATTGAGAATTGTTCCAGTT